AGTCTAAATCTACCAATGTTGTGCTTCCAGAATCATTACAAATTAAAATAGATTTTACAACATCAGTTGTTGGTGGCACAGGTGGTGTAGCACCTGGATTTGCCGTAGGCACTGTTAATATGGTTGTAAGATCTGTTGATGTAATATCAACCATTGCGCTTTTAAATGTATTAGCCAAGGAAAAAAGTCTCCGATTCTGTTTCTTCTTTTAAGTCTTGTTGAAAGTTTGTATTTAATAAAAAAACTATTTGTTCAAGTAATCTAATCATTTGATCAAACTGACCAGGGTCATATTCTTGTGTAGCATTAGGTAATCTAGTTATATTTATTTTAGCCATAAAAACCTCCAAAAGGATTAAAAAAATATCCTAACCCACCAGTGTTCATGTTTAATCCTTGACCTCTATTTTGCATTAAACTTGCAATACCCTCTTCTATCTTATTTAGTCTATCATTGATACCACTAAACTGATCGTCATAACCAATCAATTGTTGGCCAACTCTATTAAAAATATCTGCGTCAGGTATTTGTTGATTTGAAGCTATTGCAAATTCTTCTGGTCCTGAAACGATAGGATTTACAGTGCGAATAGCATTTCGTAATCCTGCAGGATCTGAAATTTGTGGAAGTGTTTTATCTCTCGTGTCATCTACAAAATTATTGCTAGGTGGTAAACCTGGTAAAGGCGTTTGTTCAGATACGGGTACACTGGGTGGTGTAACCTGAAAAAAAGATTCAGTATTAGGCGTACTTGGTGTTGCTTGCTGTGCACCAGACTTTGGATTTAATGGTGTGAGAATATTTGGAGCCCCAAAAATATCTTGACTAACTCCTTGCAGTGGTTGCCGACCACCCATTTTATATTCTGGTATTTTATTACCTGCAGCTAAAAAATCTTCGAGGTTAGAAAAACCAGCTGCAATTTGTCCAGGATCATTGTCAGCAACATATCTTGCCATATCACCTGGTTGACGAAAACTAAGCATTATCTTCTACCGTCTGGTCTTATTTCTAGTTTTTGTGATCCAAGCCTCCAAGGCGTATCATCTACTGTATTAGTTGTATATCGTATTTTTACAGCTCTACCCCTACCTCTTACACTTATTTTTTCAGTTGTGCTGGTTATAGATCCACTTGTTTGGACATTAGATGAAGATTGTGGATATTGTTCTAAAGTCAGTTGTGCTGTCATAGTGTTAGCTAAGTTGTCAAAATCTGGTACTAATTTATTAACAGACATTAATTGATCACCGTCTGCTATTTCAACAGAACCTGTTTCTAAAAATGCTGTTATGGCTGTTCCGTCTGCTTGATTGTTACCAGACTCATGTTCAAATATAGAAGACGCCCCTGCTGTTAATCCTAATATAGTAGTAGCGTTTGCAGTTGCAGAGGAACTGTATTCTGTTGCAATCGGTTTTTCATAAACATAAGCACCGAGCCATGTTGTTCTTGCTAAATTTATCGTATACCAAGTGCCTTCTAAATAATTGTAGGCAACAGCTCTATCTATTTGTGTAGCACTAGCTGAAGGATAATACCAAATAATTTCATTAAAAGCTGTATTCAAACCAACAGCAATATCATTTTTGTTGGTATAATTGAGATCATCAAATACATAATCTTGTACTGAGCATGGCATTTTTTTTACAACACCATCAAAAAGGTAAAATGCGTTGTCTGACATCCAGTAAGCAACACCGTTTACCTCTATTGCTGCATGCTGTGCTATTAAACCAGCGTTAGCACCAAGTTGTCTAAGGCCAAATGTAAAAGGTGTGCCAACAAATTGAATACCGTGTAGTGATGTATCAGTCCAAACTAGTATTTGACCCGTTGATTTTACTGCGCCAACTATTCTAGATCCATCTGTAATTCGTAAAGACCCTGCCTCATTGGTAGCAACAGGAGTATAATCGGTGGCATCCTCTCTATCTGAAAATCTAAATAGTAAGTCATCTTGTGTAGCTGTGTTGCCAATTGTAGTTTCTGTTCCAAATATTAACAAATGTCTTGTATCTGTGGAGACAATACTGAATCTTGATGCTGTCGGTGCATTAGACAAAGCTGTAGCTCTTGCAGCTAATCCTCCTGATGTATCCCAGATAAAAGTTCCGCCGTCTAAAACAGTGGCTATTAAATCTTCACCAAAATTATCTAAAGACCAATTTCTTCCTGCAACAACAACATTAGAAGAAGATCTTGGTTCATCCCAAGTGCTTGCTCCCCATGTCTCAGTGCCCCAACCATATCCATATGTTGAAGACGTTGGTCCAGGATTTATTTGATATGTAGCAGTTACTGAACCTCCACCAGCAGCAGTAGTTCCTGAGGCATTAGTGCCTGCGTTTATAGTGTAAGTGTTGTTCGTAGGCACTGTAAGTATTTCAAACTCAGCATTAAAATCTATACCATCAACCACGTTCGTAGCAGATCCGTTGTCAAATGTTACAAAAGCACCTACTTCAGCGTTGTGGCCAGAATCTGTTACAGTCACAGTTGCAGAACCACTTGATGTTGCAAATGGATTAGTCAAAGCTTGTGTCTCTCTAAGTGGTGTTATGTCATAAACTTTACCTTCAGAGAAAATATAGAGTTTTCTATCTGTTCCTAATGCTAGATATCTTGTGCCATCTAAACCTATCCAAGAATGTGTATCTCTAACAACGCCTACCACTGTAACATTAGGATTTGGTAGATTAACCCAGCCACCCCATCTTTCTGGTTTACCATAATGAAATCTGACAAAATCAGAGTCTACATATTTACGTTCATCTCCAGCGGAATAGGCTGTATCCTGCTTATCGATACCTGGTCTAAATTTAAGATCCACTAATTGCATGTGTGAATAATAAATTACTTATTAAAACTGTGCAACAATTGATATCCTAGAAGTATCATTGTTTGAGGCAAAAACTAAAGGGGTATGCCATACCCCAGATTCAAAAAATATAGCTCTATTGGCATAAAACCCAACAGCTGTGTTGAGAGTAACTCCAGTCTCAGTAGGCACATAAAAGCCCGTGCCTTTATTTATGTCAACATCGCCATCAACATAAAGCACCATTTGATGTTTAAAATTGTCTCCTGTATCAGTGTGAGGCCAAGCCTCTCCTTTAGGCACTAAAGTTATGTGTAAAAGACTAAAATCTTTAATTTTAAATATAGTCTTATTTCGTATGTTTTTTATTAAAATATTTTTTAATTCTTCGTCATCTTCTATATTTCTATAAAACCATTTGTGTCTGGTTGATTCGTTAGAGTCAAAATAATCCATGTACGGTCCCCAACTTATCTGTTTTGAAATTTTTTTTAGATTATTAAAATATTTTTGCGGTAAAAAATTATCAATAACTTGTAAATTTAATTTTGTCATTTTGTTTTAAATTGAGTTCCAACATTACCTTTAAATGCATAATTTCCATAATGTGTCATACCACTCATGATATCAGCATATATTTTGCCACCCATATTTTGCCACAATCGACAAAAGGCATAATCCTCTGATAAATATCTTTTTGTCTGTGGCTCTATTGTGGTATCAAAAAATGAATAATTCCAATCAGATGTTTTGTGGTATTCAAACTCTTTGTCATGAGATTGATTAATATGTTGATCTGGTACAAATTTTAATTCAGGATAAACATTAGCCATTCTTTCAAACACGTTTCTTTTTATTAACATAAAACCTGTTGCACCATCCATAACTTCTATAAATCCTTTTTGCACTTCTATTCTATTAGAATCTTTAACATTTAAATTATATTGTAATGAAGCTGCGAGTAGCTCGTCTTCAGATATATCAGGATTATCTTTCAATCTCTTTTTTACTTTAATCCAATCAATTGTTTTTCTAGGATAAACTCCTGTAACCACGTCTTTATCAAACTCTAGCATTCTAATGACTGACTCTGGGTTAAAAGCTATATCAGCATCTATAAACATAAGATGTGTGTAATCACCATCCATAAAGAGTTGAACCAAAGTATTTCTAGCTCTGGTTATCAGTGACTCATTACCAATTGTTCCAAACTGTAATTCTATTTTTTTAGATGCAGCTAGAGCTACAAACTGCATGCAGCTTTTAAAATAGTCTGCTGTAATCATTCCTCCGTAACAAGGAGTGCCAATAAATACTTTTGTCATGTGATAGATATGTTGGATGATATTATTATTCTTTCACCATCATGAAGATTTTCGCCTTTGTGTAGCAAATTGCTGGGAAAAATTACAAATTTTCCAACCTCAGAATTAATACAATGTTCATCTTCTATGCTTGTCGAATTTGGGCTAAAAAATGTTGTGCCCCCTATGGCAGATAAATACAAAACACTAGAAAAATTGTTTGTTGCACCCTTAATAAAATTTGCGTGTTTATGTTCTTCATGTATACTATTTTTATTATAAAAAGCTGTCCAATATTGATTTACATTAAACGTACTAAAATGATTTATCATAGAGTACATTAGTTTTTCGTACTCATGAAGTTGTATTGGATTACGATAATCTGTAAAATAATTACCGACTTTACCATAATTTGAATATATAAGACTTCTTTTCTTTATTTGCTTTTTCTTAATTAACACCTCATTAATCAACGGTGCTATCTCTTCATTTGTAAACCTAAAAACAAATATTTTTGTAGAAAAAAGTTCTAAATTTTTATCTTGTTGCATACTCTACTTTCAAATACTCTATCTTTCTAACCCAACCTCGTGGTATTGCAATCGCTCCTCCACCGTGATTATCATCTTTATCTATACACCAAGATCGCATAATTACAATCTTATCATCATTATTTACAACCATGTAACCAACTTCTTGACACACGGCCAACGGAGCATCGATAATCTCTTTTATTGGCAACCAACCAGTTTCCATATCTCTTGCGTCAAGCCATGTGATTCTAACCATTGGTATCTTATTAATGTTAGTCATAACTCATAGATATTCCAATTCTTGGACATAAAGGTATTACATTGTGTTTAACCCCACTTGGAACAAATAATAAATCACCTGAATTTAAAATAAAAATTTTTTCATTTATTATCCATTTTGTAGATCCTTGACATTGCCAAAAATAAACGTCCACCTGATCTACATGTTCTCCAAAAGTAGGTGCATTAGTGGTAAGGTTACAGTACAAATGTGCAAAATTTAAATTTAAAATGTCCAAAACTTTTTTTACTTTAGGTAGGTAATCAATATTATGAGTTACAAAAAAACCATACGGTGATGATTCTTTTACATGTAAATTTTTGTTCTTCGAATTATCGTAATCTGCTATCGCCTCCTCCCACGTCACCACGTCATCATTAAATTTTTTTTGTAGCTTTAGTTCTTTATTAATATTAATCATAAATTTTAATATTAAAACTCATACTTATTCTTATGTCGTCTGATTTATTTTTAGTGACGTAATGAATACAACTTGAATCAAATAAAACAATTTTATTGTTTTTAGGGGTTATAATTTTTTTTTGAGTATCCCACAGATAACAACCTATTTTACAATTCTGATTATAATTAAACGAATCAAGAATTATGTTTCCAGAATTTTTAGGAGTATGCAAATAAAAAACACCAGCTAGATCACCTTGATGATTGTGAGGCCAATTAATATCCCCTTTATAATTTATGTTAGCCCAAAGAGCGGTTATTTCTACCTTGCTAAAACTAAAATTTTTCAAATTTTTACAAAAAGTAAAAGCCTTTTCTGTTATTTTTTGTGTTAATTCTTCAAAAACACCTGAGTGTGGCAGCATTTCTGTTTGCCATCCAAAATCCCAATTAGAATTTACTTTGCCATTTATATTACCCCTTCTTAACAATTCTATTGATGCTTTTAACTGATTTATGTAATTTTCATGTAAACCTAAATTTGACTCACCATAGACGTGACTCATAGAAACTGCTTTTGGTTTCATTATTTAGCTTCGTCTTTTTCTGTTGTAAGTTTTCCGCCTTCAGGCACAAGTCTTAAATTAAATGATACTGATCTCCTTTCTTCATTAGGTGTTCTGAAAGGATAAACCATGTGTGTTAACCAAGATGGAAACATAAATATATCTCCTACCTCTGGAGGGTGTTGTAGTTTGTGACCGCTAAAAGTTTTTGGATCGCCACACATAAAAAGTATATCACCTACACTAGGATAATGATCCTCAGCTGCTCTTTCTTTTTCAATGCTTTCTGGCATCTTTGTATAAAATACACCTGATAGATCACCGTCATGCATGTGTGCAGGATTAAAATCCCCAGCCCATTGGCTCACGGCCCACATTGATTCAACTACCATCTTTGAAACTTTTTTTGCCTCTAAAGTTTCACTTGCTGGCGGAATGCTTAAATATTGTTTTACCATTTCACCAATTAAAAAAACTAATTGCTGTCCATCTTTATCAATCCACTCTGGTGGTATACGAACTTCTTGTTTAACATTACCAGCTAAATTAGGAGACCAATCCCATTGTTTCGCTAATTTAGGATCGCCAAGTATTTCATCGCACTTCTCATTTACCAAATTTAATATAAAATCTGGCACTTTACCTTTTACAACCGTAGGACCAAATGGTCTAATAGCGTCAAATTTTAATTTTATTTCTTTCTGCATTCGGATCTCCTCCATTTATCTATTGTCATATACCAATAATTTGCCTATAAATATAGAATTAATTGGCTTTTTATTTCAAGTCTAGCCTCCTTGCTCACAAATCATAAATTGCAAAGGAGATTATGCTCAAAGGATTACGAGGAATATTAGAAAAAGGCTTACAAATTGCTGCCCCCATCATTGGTGGATCAATGTTTGGTGCACCTGGCGCTGCGTTTGGATCTGGCATAGCATCGCTATTAGCTGGTGATAAACCACAGGAAGCTTTAGTTAAAGCAGGTCTTGCTGGCATAGCAGGGTTTAGAGGTCAAGGTGGTAAAGGCACAAGTATGATTGATGCTGCACGACAAAGAACTCAAGACATTGGATTACCAAAAATTTTTGGTGACGATGGTCTTGTAAAGAAAACGATGGAGAGTGCTTTATTTACTCCAAGAACAAAAGATGGTGAAGTAACTGGTCCTTCAGTTGGAGGACAATTATTAGCTACTGGTTTACCAGCAGTGTTATCTTATTTAGCAGCAGAGCAAGACAGAAAAAGAGCTTTTGTTCCTGATGCAAGAGATTATCAAAGTGCAGTAGATATAGCGTACGGTGGACAACTCGCACCTCCACCGGAAGAGAGAAGAGTTCGAAATTTATTTCCTGTTGCAGCAGCTCAGGGCGGCATGATGGAAGAAGAACAAACAAATGGATTAGCTAATTTAGGAAATAGAATTGCTTATTCTGCTACCACCGGCGGTGTCATGGGCATGGCAGAAGGCGGTGATGTAGAAAACTTTCCGAGAAGAACTGGAGAGATAAGTGGTCCAGGCACAAAAACAAGTGACTCAATACCTGCAATGTTAAGTGATGGTGAGTTTGTACAACGTGCAGATGCAGTTAATGGTGCAGGAGTGATGATGGGTGCAAAAAATGCACAAGAAGCTAGAGAAAAAGGTGCAGATTTTATGTACGCTTTACAAAGTAAACTAGCTAAAATGGGTAAAAAGGTAGGATAATGGCTAACGGCGGTAACGTAACACAAACACAAATAGCAAGAGAAGCACCTTTTTTAGAGGACGCTAGACGTAGATTATTAGATGCTATTTTTCCTACAGGAACATATACACAAGCTGATAAAGATGCAGGTCAAATACCTCCAGGTTTAGATGTTGGAGATAGACGTCAAGGATTAGCAGATCAAAGAATGCCTATTGCCAAAAGAGGCATAGCAGAGTTTGCCCCTCAAGAAGCAGCAGCTTTTACTGAAGCTGCTAGACAATTAGGTATTGATCCAACAACTGGGCAAAGAACAGGTGTAGCTTCCTTTAAACCATTTATACAAAGAGCAAGCACTGCATTAGATAGTGCTATGGCAACAGGCGCACTTGGTATACCTTCTTTACAAGCTGCTCAAAGACAATTTGATCCTACTAATGCAAGAACAGCTGATTTTATGAATCAGTATCAAGCTGACGTTACTAAAAAAGCATTACAG